CACACCTGTATGCACGCGCCACACGAACAGGTCGAGGGCGAGAACGATGAACGCTGTCAGATACGCACCCACAAAGGCGATGCGTATTGGTGTGAATGTTGGTGTTGGTTTGAAGCGTGTCATGCTGTGTACACCGTTGTTAACTTCTCACGCACTTGGTTGAGTACATCGAAGCGGCGTTGTATCTCGCCTATCTTCACATTGCGCCACGCCTCATCCTGTTCTTCGTAGCGTGAGTCCACATACTCGCGCACATTTCCTCCCGCCCTTTTGTAGATGTGTCCCTGTATGGCGATGAACAATGCCTCTGCTTGTTCCACTGTTAAGGTTATTTGTTTGTGTGTCATGTTGTTAACTCCTTGGGTATCTCGACTTCATCGCCGAGTTTGCTTGCTACATAGCACCGCATGGCGGCTTCAAGTAGCGTCTTTCCGTAGTACCTCTTCGCCTCTGTGTCGTTGGCTATGTCGTAACAGCCTTGAGCAATCCAGTCGCCGCCGTTCGTCCTCATCAGCATCGGCACTTCCCTCTCAACAATCTCCCCACCTTGCCACCAGCTACCGCTTGGGTTGTATGTCCAGTCCACAAAGTAAGCGAGTGTCGGGTTCTCCACACGCACCACCCACCTATCGTCTGACCCATCCGCAAGATACGCTTCCTTGTCCCAGTCCTCGGGTCTACCCAAGCGTGGGCGGTACACCTTGTCACCTTCGGCTTGCGCCACCGCCCAGTTAAGGGCGTGTCCTGTCAGTTGATTTGTTTTCATTCTGCTTCTCCCTCTGTTATGTCCATGTATTTACGCAACTCTTCAAAGTTGTAGACGAAGCGTCCATGCTCATCACGAAAGCGCCACTCATCACAGACAGCGCACCCTGCCTCATAGGTACGGCATCGCTTGCCTATGGCACCACGCAAGAACTTGAAGCCTTCCTCTGATATGTAGTGGGTCTTAGCCCTTTGGCGTATCTGTCTGACTTTCATTTAAACCCCCTCATTGAATAAGTCCTCGAATGTGTACCCCTCCCCCTTTTCAAAGTCCTCCTCTTGCAACGGCGGCAACTGCATTGCCTTCTCCATCATGTGCCACACATCACGCATGGACTCAGGCGTTTCTGACCCTGTGCATGGGTTGCCATAGCCTGTGGGTTTGCCGTCGTTGTATGTCACCTCTTTCAGACAGTACCAATCCTCCCCGTTGTTCTCTGACTTGGCGTTGACGATGCGGTAGTTCCATGTGAAATCAAAGTCACTCATTTACTTCTCCCAAAGTTGTTTATACAAACTCGCAGACACCATGTCTGCCAGTTACTTACGCCGAGCCAACAGCTCGGGCACTTTCATGCTCGCCTTGTCCTCCTTTCTTATGCTCATCCACCTGTCACGCAAGGACTCGACTCCGAAGTCGGACACCAAGTCCCACCAGTTTCACTTCTCGTTTTTATATTTATGTGGGTCTGCCTCGTAGTCGAGCAGGATGCGGCTCTTCTCCCTTGTCAGTACTGACAAGTACTTCTCCAGCAGTTTTAAATACTCGTCATTGTTTACTTCTTCAGCGTAGCGTATCTGCGCCCGCACCTTGTGTATCTCGTATGTCATTGGCGACAACACCGCTTTTAATTCTTTGCGCCACTGGTCAACCCACGCCTCATATCTCGCCTTGCTCATCACAAGCCTCGCCATGCGTTGGCGTTCTGCCAGTATCTCCAGCATGCGTGCCTCTTTGATGTCGCCACTCACCACCATGTTGTGTAGTTGCTTGGGCGTTTGCTTGCGCGGCGGCTTGCGTTTGGGTTGGCAGTCCTTGCAATTCTTTGAACTGATGGTCATCAGCACGGCACCTTTCATACCTCGTGCTTGCATTTGTGCACGAGATAGTCGGCGTTTGAATTGTGCAAGGGGCTTTTCTGTCCCGCATTTAGCACATTTTTTGTAGTCCTTTTGCATGAGAAAGACCTTTCTTTTTAGTGGGAGATACCCACTTGTTGCCTTGTGATACCCACCATTTTGCATGAGGGGACAAACACGCGGGTATCAGGATTGTCCCGTGGTTATTGGTAATTTTACTACTCCATACCTCGATACCTACCTGATTTCCAGAATACTAAAACCTTTTTTCTTTTTTTCAAACAAAACCACACCCACTTACCCGTATATATATATATCTATCTTTTAATCTCTTATATATATATAGGTATTGTGGGCTGGACAACGCTTGAAGCCCCGCAGGTATTGACGATGCCGATACCCGCGTGTGTGTCACGATGCGCAAAATGGTGGGTATGATACCCACTACTGTATTTAAACACAGTAGAAGGATTAGTTACTGTACTGGCAGACAGTGTGTCTGCCAGTTTGCCTGTTGTCAGAGGAGGTTTAGCTGTTTGCATTGGGTCTTTATGGTGTGCCAGTCCTCTTTCCAGCGTGCCTGTCGCAGTATCTCTGCACGCCGTGGGTCTTTGAGTCTGAGTTCTTCGTCGGCTTTGAGTTGCGCCTTGAGGGCACTGAGTTTGGCTTTGATGGATGGTTTCATGGTGTTCTTCCTTAAACGAACAGATACCAGATTGGTGTGAAGCTACGCTTGCAGACGATAGCCATGCGGTACTCATGCGCCATGATTTGGCGGATCTCTTTCAGTTGTGCTTTGGTCATGATGTTTCCTTAGTATTTGCGGAAGGTTGGGTTGTCGAGCAGGAAGGCTTTGAGTTCTTCGCCAATGGCTTTAGCCCAACGGCGTTTGTTCGTGCGGAAGCAGTAGTCTTGAAGCGTTAAGAGTCGCAGGTAGTGTTGTGTCATGATGACTTTCCAGTTGAGTTGAGTTGAATGCGACCGATCAAATTATTTGAACGATCAGGGGCTGAATGGACAAGAAAAGAAACAGCGGCGGGACAGGACATCCACGCCGCTTTGAAAAAACTCGCAGACAACTTGTCTGCCAGTTTCAGATTGAAGCCAAGAAGCGACGCTTCTCAGCCGCAGTCATTCCCTCGTACGCTGTCACAAGGCGAGCAACCTTGTCCTTCTTCTTGCTTGTCTTTGGTTTCTTTGCGTCTGCCTCGACATCCACAAAGATGTTGTCGAGAATCCTGTCGGTGCGTTTCTGCTCAGCAGTGCCTCGCCCGAATGTCCAACCCCGCTGACCCTCGTAAGGCTTGCGTGTGGCACTAGGTAACTCAGAGACATAGAACACGACATAAGGCACTGCATCCTTGCGTGTACCTATCCCGTTCTTGAGCAGTGTGTCTAGCAGACTGGCAGACGTGATGTCTGCGAGTTTCAGAGTAGGCACGATAGCCTGATAGATGTTGCTGTTGATGTGTGTTGCAAGTTTCATTGTTAACTCTCCAAAAGAAAAACCCCGCAACTGGCGGGGCGACAGAACGACTGAGTTCCCCCAATCGATAAATCTATTATAGCACAAACAGGTTGTGGTATCCCCTTGACATGGTATATGTGTATACCTTAGACCCCACCATACCCCCATCCCCCTTTGTGGACAGCGACGACCCGTCTGGCCGTGAACACTATTCCCCTCCGATTCCCAGCACTTCTGTAATACTTAATACCACTCCAATCCCACAACACCCCCCGTCAAGTCAAAACGCCCCTACCCCCATAAATTTTTATAAAATTTAGAAATAACCGCCCATAAAAAAACCCCCGGCATTGCTGACGGGGGCTAAAAGACTTTGCAGTCTAGGAGAAGCAGTGGTTGCCCACAACTTGAAATAAGTGTACACTGCAACCCAACGCGCAACAACCCTGTGTAAAAACACAGCTTATAAAAATGTTGGAGCATTTGGTGCAGTTTTCCCCAGACGACACCGGTCTGGAAGATTTCGTAACAATAGCTGCTGTAGATACGGCGGAACTTCTGTCGGCGCAAATTGCCACCGCGCAGTGGCTAGAAGAATTGGGCGCAACGCCTGACGAGAAGATACATACAGAAACCCAGACCCATCTGGCACGCGACGCTTTTAAGATGATCGTGTCTGACCAAGACACCGACGAACAGAAAACAAAACTCCTGCAACTCAAAACCCCCGCCGCTGTGCGCCACATCACGGGCATGCTCACAGCGTACGACTGGGAATTTGTACAGATGGCCAAGGAACTCCGTGGGTACACGGTGGCCAAGTTGTTTGAGGAAACGCAATCCCCCAACGCCAACATTCGCCTGAAAGCTTTAGGCTTACTGGGTAAAGTTACAGAAGTCGGGCTATTTACCGACAAGATTGAAATCAAAAAGACCGATCTGACAGACGAAGAGATCGACCGCAAGCTCAAAGAAAAGCTGGCCAAGTTCATGGGCGTGACCGACGCTGAACCAATAGAAGACATAGAGATAAACGAAAGCCGCAATGAACCTGAACGAACTGACGCTCAGCCCGACTGAAGCGCAGGCGATTCAACGCGCCCTCCCAACGCTTTCTCTTAAAGAGAAAGTGGAATTAATGGACATGTTGGAGGAACGTGAGAAACGGTACGCGCTGGTGGCCGGGCGCACAGACATGATTAAGTTTGCCATGCACGTCTACCCCGGATTTAAAGTCGGGCCGCACCACAGGAAGCTGGCCAAGATATTTCAGGACGTGATTGCCGGTAAAAAGAAGCGCGTCATCATCAATATTGCGCCACGGATGGGTAAGTCCGAGTTCTCCAGCTATCTGTTCCCCGCGTTCTTCCTAGGTAATTTCCCTAATAAGAAGATCATCATGGGAACGCACACCGCATCGCTGTCCGAGGACTTCGGACGCAGAGTCAGAAACTTACTGGACGATGAGCAATACCATGAACTTTTTCCTCAAACGCTTGTGGCTGACGATCAGAAGGCTGCTGGAAAGTGGTCTACTGCTGCTGGTGGTCAGTATTATGCTGCCGGTGTTGGTGGTGCTCTGGCTGGTCGGGGAGCTGATCTTTTCGTTATCGACGACCCGCATTCTGAGCAAGATGTTAAAGCCAATAGCCGACTCGCCTTCGACACGGCGTGGTCGTGGTTCCAGACAGGCCCACTCCAACGACTGATGCCGGGCGGGGCGATCATTGTCATCATGACGCGCTGGGGGCCGTTGGACTTGACCGGTCGCCTAATACAGTACCAAGCCAATAACCCAGACTCACCCCAGTGGGAGATCGTGGAGCTACCGGCCATTCTGAACGAAGGTAAGGAGAACGAGAAGTCACTCTGGCCAGAGCAGTGGCCACTGGAGTCCCTCCTGAGCGCCAAGTCCTCAATGGAGCCACGGTACTGGAACGCGCAGTACATGCAGCAGCCAACCAGCGACACGGCGGCGATCATCTCCAGAAAACATTGGCGCATATGGGAACCCAAAGAACCCCCCAGTTGTGAATACATAATCCAGAGCTGGGACACGGCACACGAGACAAAGAGCACATCTGACTACAGTGCGTGCACAACGTGGGGCGTGTTCTACAACGAAGAAGAGAACAACAAGGCGCAGGTGATCCTGCTGGACGCGTTTAAGGACAGGATGGCGTTTCCTGAACTCAAGGTCTCTGCCTTCAAGCACTGGACGGAGTGGGAGCCGGATGCGTTCATTGTGGAGAAGAAAGCCGCTGGTGGCCCCCTAATCCAAGAGCTTCGGGCGATGGGCATCCCGGTGCAGGAATTTACACCCAGCCGTGGAAACGATAAGATGGTGCGTGTCAATGCCGTGGCCGACATGTTTGCATCCGGCTTGGTGTGGGCACCTGACACACGCTGGGCACGCGAAGTGATTGAAGAAGTTGCGGCCTTCCCTGTGGGGGAGAACGATGACTACGTGGACACAACCACCCAAGCACTGCTGCGCGTCAGACAAGGCGGCTTCATCAGAATCGACACCGATGAGCCGGACGAACCCCGATTTTTCAAGCGCCGCGTGGCGGCGTACTACTGAGGATAAATGATGGCCACCAATATAGATAAAGCTCTGTACCAGCAACCCCAAAGCATGGACGACCTTGCCCAAGACGAGGAGCCGATTGAAATTGAGATCATTGACCCGGAAGAGGTAAACATCCACGCAGGGGACTTGGAGCTGAGCATCAAGCCCGGTGAAGAGGAAGACACCTTTGATGAGAACTTGGCCGACACTCTATCCGAAGATGACATCATGGAGATGGCTTCTGAGTTGGCTGGAGACATTGAGCAAGACAAGAGTTCCCGCAAGGACTGGGAACGCGCATATACAGAAGGCATCAAACTGCTGGGCTTGCAGTACGAAGAACGCACGGAGCCGTGGAACGGCGCATCTGGTGTGTTCCACCCCATGATTACAGAGGCGGTTGTCCGGTTCCAGTCAGAGACCATCACCGAGACATTCCCCGCCCAAGGGCCGGTACGTACAAAAATTCTGGGCAAAGAGACCCCCGAGAAGAAAGAAGCGTCCATCCGCGTTGAAGAA